GGACGGCATCCTGCGCGCCATGTCCTGGAACGCACTCGTGGGAGGCACCAGTGGCTAACGGCAAGCTGGGCCGGATCCAGTGGGACGGCCTCCTCTTCGGGCCCGGATCCCCGTACCACGTCACCACAATCGTCGGCCTCGACGACATGCCCGACGTCCGCGCCGAGGACGTCGAACGGCCCGGCCAGCACGGCGACTACACCGGCCCCGACTTCACGGGCGCCAGGACGATCCAGCTCGGCCTGTCGCTGATCGGCGACAGCCCGGACCATCTGCGGGAGCTGGTCCTCGCCCTGCGCGCCGCCACCCAGCCGCAGGCGTCCCCCGCCCCGCTGGCGTTTCTCGACCAGGACACCCTGATCTACGGCAAGATCCGCCGCCGCAGCATCCCGTACGACGCCGAATACCTGTGGCGCACCGGCACCGCAGCCCTTGAGGTGTACTGCGCCGACCCGTACCTGTACGGGCTCGACGAGCGCAGCGACTCCACCACCGCCTACAGCCCCGCCGCCGGACGCACCTACCCGATGGTCCACCCCCGCACGTACGGCAGCGCCGGAGAGTCCGGCCGCATCACCGCCCTCAACGCCGGATCCAGCGACGCCTACCCCGTGCTCCGCATCGACGGACCCGTCGCCAATCCGAGCATCGAGCAGGTGACGACCGGCCAGTCCCTAGTCATCGACGCCACCCTCCAACTCGGCGAATACCTCCTCATCGACACCCGCACCCGCGCCGTCCTCTACCAGGGCACCAGCCCCCGCCGCTCATGGGTCCGCGCCGGATCCACATGGCCCCTGCTACTGCCCGGCGAAAACGAGATCGCCTACCGCGGCGGCCCCGTCTCGGGCGGCGCCGGCACCCCGTCCCTTCTGACCGTCACCTGGCGAGACACGAGCCTGTGAGAAAGGAGCCACTCCGATGGCTGTCATCAACCCCCCGCCGTGGATGCAGGCCGGGTCGTACTCGGCCGCACACGACCGGCTCGTCGTCACCAGCCTGCTCGCCTACCCCGGTTTCCTCGTGGACGAGGCAACCCCAATGCGGATCCGGCAGGGCGTCCGCCCCTCCTACCAAAACCAGCAGCTCAAGGTCCGCGCCGCCGCCACCCCGAACATGACCGTCCTCGTGTCCGCCGGCATGTGCTTCATCGACAACCACGACAGCGGCGGCCGCGGTACGTACGTGTGCGTCAACGACGCCGACGTCGTCCTCACGATCGCGCCTGCGGGCGGCGCCGGCCAGTTCCGCAAGGACTGTGTCGTCGCGTCCGTCTACGACGCCGAGACCGCAGGCAGCGTCTCCGAGTGGCGGCTCGAAGTGATCCAGGGCGCCTACGCGGCGTCGGCTGGTGCGGCTGTGCGGCCGTCGCTGCCGCCGAACGCCCAGATTCTGGCGGACGTGGCGATCGGCCCGTCGCAGACCAGCGTGGCCGCAGCGAATATCACCGATGTGAGGCAGTACAGCGTCGGCCTGGGCGGCCTCCTGCCCGTCACGTCCTCGAGCGCGCCGAACAGGCCGCACCCGGGCCAGCTGTTGTATTTGATGGACACGGACGAGGTCCGCATTGGCAAGCTGGACGGGACGTCGCGGGATATCACCGCGGACCCGCCGATGATGGTCGTCACCGGGGCGCCGAACCTGACCGCTCACGCCTCCACCTACTTCGTCCTGCCGTTCAACGCGAAGGTCACCTCGTCGGGCGGCACGTCGTGGTCGTCGTCGACGAACCCCAGCCGGATCACCGTCCCGAAGGCCGGCACGTACGCGGTCAACGGCCGGATCGTGTGGCCGGGAACGCTCACCGCCGAAGGGCGTGCCGAGGTGCGCGTCAACGGCGTGACGGGGTTGAGCCGCTTCAACACGATGCGCGGCTCGACCGGCAACATGGCCAGCGTCGTGGCGGGCTACGAGGTGCTCCAGGCGGGCGACTACGTCGAGATCGCAGCGAACCAGAACAGCGGCGCAACAACGGCGCTGCTTACCCAGTTCGGGCTGCACCGTGTGTCGGGGGCGACGTCGTGACGACCGCGCTGGAGTCGCTTTTCGCGCAGCCGCAGGGCCTCAGCCAGAACTCGGTCCGGCACACGTACACGTACCTGTTCTGCGACCTGAAGACAGACACCCTGCTCGCCGAACTGCCGCTGTCGGGGGTGCGATACGGCACCATCCTCAACGGCATCGGCACGATGACCGCACACGTCCCGTACGCCGCGGAGACGCTGCCGCTTGACCCGGAAGCGGCGACCGTCCCCGGCCGCACAGCGGTCTACGTTGATCGGGACGGCGTCATCGTGTGGGGCGGCATCCTGTGGACCCGCACGATCGCAGGGTCTGGCCGGGACATCGCGTGCGCCGAGTTCCCCTCCTACTACCAGCACCGCTACATCAAGCAAACCCTGTCGACCGAAGCGGGGCAGGTCACAGACCAGGACTTCGTGCCGGACGGACAGCGGATCTGGCACGACCTGAAACACCAGGTGTGGGCCCTGCTGCGGTGGGCGCACGTCCAGCCTTACGGCGACATCGGCATCGACACCAACGCGCTCACGGGCGCCGGGAGCGGTGTCTCCCGCTCGGCCACGTACTACGGGTACGAGCGGCCCGAGATTTACAAGACCATCCACGACCTGTCGCAGGCAGAGGACGGGTTCGACTTCGCCGTCGAAGTCGGCTGGACAGCGGCCGCCAACAACCAGCCGCCCGTGCGGTACAGGCGCTGGAAACTCTGGTTCCCGCGCCGTGGCCGGCCCGCATCCGAGTCGGGCCTCGTGTTCGCGCACGGCGGCCCGGCCTCCTCGATCGTGGACTACACGTGGCCGGAGCCCGGCACTGAGCTGGCGACCGAGACTTCGGGCATCGGCGAGGGCGACGGCGAATCCACCCTCGTCCGTACAGCGCAGGCAACGGACCTGCTGGCCTCCGGCTGGCCGCTGCTGGAGGCCGTGACGAAGTACGACGGCGTCACGTCGGCTGCGTCCCTTCAGGCGCTGGCGAACGCCGACCTCAACGCCCGCAGCCAGGCCCAGACCCAGCCGACGTTCACTGTGGAGGCCGACGCCGACCCGCCGTACGGGTCCTATCAGTTGGGCGATGAGGGTTTGTTCGTCATCGACCCGAGCGTCCGTATGCCCCACGGCCGCGAGGGCGTGCTCCGCATCATCGGTATCGACGCCGAGCCGTCCACCGGTCCGGAGCGCGTCACCCTCACCTGCGCGGCGGTGTGACATGCCCGCCTACGCATCGACCCCGAACCTGGTGCAGCGCATCGTCCGCCTGGAGGAGGAGCTCGCCCAGCTACGGCGCCGCTCCCAGCCTGTTCGCGACGAGGTGCCCGTGTTCCCGACGTCCGTGCAGGGGATGCCCGCAATGGACGACACCTCGTTCACGACGGCGTGGGAGACGATCCTCGCTCCCCGCACCGCAACGCTGTCGGTCGGTCTGGTGTTCATCGGCGACCAGGCCGGCAGCCCGCTGGTGAACACCGGAGGCCAGTGGCAGGTACTGCTCGGCAGCACGGTCGTCATGTCGGGCACGGTCGCCGCGACCTACAGCTATCAGTTCGCCGCTCAGGATCTGTCCCTCGCCGCCTACGCGAACGACGCCCAAGTCCAGCTCCAGATCCAGACCAGGCGCACCAGCGGCGCAACGACCGGCGGCCGGTGGGGTTTCGGCGGCTCCATCCTGATCGCCCCTCGCTACCTCCGGCTCCTCTGAAAGGACCCTCATGGCCATCAAGCTCGTCTCTCGCGCGGCGTGGGGCGCCCGCGCCTACCGGCAGCCGTCCGGCGGGACGCTGTACACCGGGAAGCGCCGCGGCGTGAAGCTGCACTACCTCGGCACCCCGTACGCGGACAGGCCGCACGACCGGTGCGACGACTACGTCCGCCAGATCCAGGCGCAGCACATGGACGGCAACGGCTGGTCCGACATCGGCTATTCGTTCGTGGTCTGCACGCACGGCACGGTGTTCGAGGGCCGCGGCCTGCGCCGCCGCAACTCCGCGAACGGCAACACCAGCCTCAACAACGACTGCTACGCGGTGCTGCTGCTCGTCGGCTCCTCCGGCCTCACCCGGCCGACCGACGCGCAGCTGCACGGCGCCCGCGACGCCATCGACTACTGCCGCAGCGAGGGCCCCGCCGGCACCTGGCTCGGCGGGCACCGCGACGGCTACGCCACCACCTGCCCCGGCGACCCCACCTACGCCTGGGCGAAGGCCGGAGCACCGCGCCCGGCCACCACGACTCCCGCCCCTGCACCCGCACCGTCCGAGGAGGACGACATGGAAGCTTTCGACGTCTGGGCCTACAAGGGCACCGACGAGACCACCGACGCCTACGCCTACCTGCGCGGCACGAACCGCAAGGCGGACACGGTGCTCGCCAAGCTCGACGCTCTGACCGCGGTCAACGTGAAGCTGGTCGACACCGTCGCCACCCTCGCCGCGGGTATCGGCGACCTCGACCCTGCGGCCATCGTCGCCGAACTCCGCGAGGCGATCGAGACCGTCGAGGTCCGCCTCGACGTCCCCGACCCGGCCCCCACTTCCTGACCATCCCGGTCAGGCCTTACAAGAACAGGAATCGCCCATGTCCATGCACTCACTGCCCGACGCCGAGACCGTCGTCCGTACCGCCAAGACCTACGCCAAGGACCTGACCGAACGGACCCTCGCCACGTTCGTCGTCGGCGCGTCCGGCGTCGCGATAGCGGCAGGCCCCGGCGACATGTTCAGCGCCTCGTTCTGGGAGTCGGTCGCCGCGGGCGGCATCATCGCCGCGGGCTCCCTGCTGAAGGGCCTCGCCGCCCGTGTCGTCGGCTCGAAGAACAGCGCGTCCACCGTCAAGGGCGTCTGAGCACAGCACCATCGGAGGAAGCACGTGGACGCTGCGACCATCGGCGCCGTCGCCACGATCGTCGTCGGGCTCGCAGCGGCCGCGGCCGCCATCATCGGACAGCGCAGCAACGCGAGGGCCACCCACCAGGGCGTGGTCATGACCGGCTACG